CGAAGTCACCGTCCATGCTGGTACCCATTGGAGTACGAACAAAGTGCTTCAAGCCGTTTGGAACATCGGTTGTCAAGAACCATGCGTTCGTATCGGTCAGGTAGTGGTTAACAGTGTAACCGCCTGGGATTGAACCATTGCTCTTTAACGCATTGATGTCGTTATCAGCTGTACCAGTACGTAGTTCAGTTTCTAACAAACGAGTTGAAACGAACATTAGTGATGGTGGAACAACTAGCTTAGCTGGTTTAGCAGCGATTAACAAACCACGTTCGTCAGTCCAAGCAGCGATCTGAATGACTGCGGCTTCCAAAGAAGTCTCATTCAAGTCTGCATTAACTGCGGGTCTGTTGCTGTTAACACCACCAGAAACTAATGGGTGCTGAGTAGAAAACAGAGGTACGCCGTCACCACCGTTAAAGCCAGCGGTAAAGCCGTTGTTTAGAACTGCAGCTGCTTTAGTTTGCTTGGTGTAAGCCATAGCACGAGCCAAAGACTTGGTATAGCGACCTGATAGGGCGTCATACAAGTTGTCCTCGATTGCCTCTTCAGTAATTGAGAAGCCGAGGGCGATGGTCTCGTGGTTGTATCGAGCAGTCCAAGCTTCCTGAGCATTGTCATAAGCAATTGCAGCACCCTCGTTTTTGACGGGGGCGGCACTAAAGCCGGAAAGTTTGGTTTCTTCTTCGAACGAACGCTCAGAGGTTTCAGTTTCGAAAATCTCTTTATGTTCTTCACCGTAGTTTTTGTACTCCATACCGAACAAGGCATTTAAGCCGGGTAGGAGCTCTTTCAATAATTGTGCGCGTGAAATAGCCATTTGTTACGCTCCTTAAATGCCAGTGGTTACTTGAAACTGTGGCTGATTAACCTTCACGATAACTTCACGGAAAGCCGTGGTGTTAATCGCTGTCTCAGGCACAACGTCAATAATACGGAATGGGAATGCAGCTGTGTTAGCTGTGGTATTAGCTTGAACTGAAGCACCAGAATTACCAGTGGTATTAGAACCGGTACCTGCGCTACGAATAGCATTCAAACCAACAACAGAACGAGTTACAAAAGTAACAGTTGCTGCATCACCGCTATCGGTTACTGCACACTTAAAAGCAGCTTGTGGGTCAAGAACTACAAAAGCGATTGCGCTGTTTACGCCAGTAGGATAGTACTGAGCTTGGACAGTTTGACCTGAGCTGTTTACGTACTGACAACCAGTAAATACACCAAGTGTTGGCTCGGTAGCTGAGTTGTTAGTTACGGCTGATTTTTCAATAGTTCCACCGGAAACTAATTTAACAACGTCACCAAAGTAAATTGGTGTGCCATACGATGCAGTAATTGGATACTGACGAATGGCGCCGGCATAAGGTTTGCCGTCTACGCTGTTAAGGGCTAGAAATCCGTATGGAGATTCAACGGTTGGATAAGCCATTTAAAACTCCTTTAAGTTATCTACCACGTCCAAAAGTAACATCCGAACGCTTCTCACTAAACATCGGCATGCGGGAATCACTTTCTTTCATGAAGTTATTATCCACAGATAAAAGCTGCTGTTCGGACATACGCTCGTAATAGCGCTGCCGTCCATTAGCATTTTGCTCTGTAGTCTTGCACAACATTAAACCACCAAAAGTCACTAACCCAGTCTTCGAGGGGGTTGTACCCGGTGCACCTAACTCTAGAAGAAGTTCAGGATGATCTTCAGCCTTCACTGGCTCCCAGCCTTCACGACGACGGAGCGATACATTTCGTTGGTCTTCAAGTCCCATTACGGATGTGCGGACCCAACGGAATCTATATCCATCTTGTGGTTCTGGTGTTGGTAATTGATTAGGAGGCACCCATGATTCCTCACGAGATTCTGCTTCACGACTTTCCAACTCACGGCTCATACGATTCTGATTTTTCATTTTCTTAACCTCTTCCATTAACAGCTTCCCATTGTTTCGCATATTCCTCTAAAGGAACTCCAAGACGACGCGCCACCGCAGCACCACCGGGTGGGACTTTTATGGTCTTCGAGGAGGGACTTCTAGAGGCGGGCGCGACCACAGTGGATCGCTGTCTATTTTGATTTTCTTTCCGGGGGGCATCCTCAAATTTCTCTGGGAACATCTCTCGGAGACGCAAATCAAGGCGTCTGTAATATTCATCCGTACGAGGGTCTATGCCTTCTCGTATGAGTTTCTTATCTGTAGCGTAAGCAATTGCCGTCATCTCATCATCTACACCAAACCAAGCATTGTTCTTTTGGAACCATGCCTCAGCTTTTGGATCAGCTTTTGGCACTGCTGGCTGCACAGATGGACTTGAAGCAACTGGCGCTTGGTTATTATATACAACATCTTCGGCTTGTTGTAAAGGGGGTCGACGAGAAAATTCTCTTTTTTCTGAAACAAGTTCAGCCATTTTCATCTGGGCTTCAACCATTCCATCAGAGTCACCAGACTCGTACGCCTCCTTATACGCTCTCTGTGCCTGAGAAAGTTCAGTGTCTAATTTAGATTTAACAGTATCGTTATAGAGAGTAGCTCCCTCACTCAATACATTCTTTAGACGCTTGTTTTCTTCATGCGCAGCTTGGGCATACCGCATTGCCTCTTCTTGCTCCTGCTGGATCTGCAGGCGCATCTGACGCTCTTCCTCAACCTGTTTCTTAAGGTTTTCGTACTCGTCGTCCTTGCTCTGCTTGTATTCAGAAAGCTCCGCACGCACCGCTGGTTTTTCAGCTGGGGCGTCATCTTCCTCTACTTCTACCGTAAATTCAGACTCGACAGCGGCTTCTTTCTTGGTTACTGCGTCCTCTGGAGGCAAGCCATCAGGACCCAAACCAGAGTCCTCGTCCTCAATTAAGGTCTTAAGTTTATTTACCATATGCTCTCCTTATGCTCGGGTAAATCCAGATGGGTCAACAATCACACCTTCTACGGTGTCATCATTGATTAGACGAAACTCGTGCCCACCAACGTTAAATCTGGTTCCTGAGTAGGAACGCATGATTATGAAATCACCTATAGAACACCAAGCCCCTGACGGGAACTTTATTGTGTCCTTATAAGCATCTTCTCCCATTGCCATGACGTACCCAACAACAGATGCGGATTCTTCTGCTTTTTTGGTTGCGTCAGTCAGGATAATCCCCGACTCCGTGGCTTTTTCCTCAAATACTGGTAGCGCAATCAACAGCTTCCATCCCTTTGGAATCGGCACAGTGCCAGATTTAAGCGATTCTTCTGCCTTTTGCTTTGTAAGCTCCAGACTTGGGTACCCCACACCTCTAATCATTCAATTTCTCCTTTCTTCATCCTATCGGCTAGTTCATTAAAAATGCTTCCTGCAAGTCCTAACCCTTGGATAAGTCCAGTTTTGTACTTATATTCCTCGAAGTTATTTATTGCTCCATCTGCAAGTGAGACGGTATGAAACTCCACCTCATCCTGCAGCTTCTCCATGTATAAATCTTCAAACGACATCGGCATTACTTACTCCCCTTTCCCCGGTTTTACTGTTGCTTTAAAGCCTTCAAGCATCGCCTTAGCCTCCCGCTCTGCTTGTTTATCTTGTGCCATCTGATCCAATTTAGCCTGCTCCAAGGCTATACGGGCAGAGTTAAGTATGGCGTCAGACTCATCTTTCTTAGTCTTACGGTCCACATCAGCGGCTTTAATAGCCAACTCTTCACGCTGGATCTGATTAAGCGGATCTTGTGCCTGAGCCTGTTGAGCCTGCATAGCAGCATCAGCCTCGTTCTTCTGCAATACCTTCTGAGCAGCGTCAGCCATGAGGCGGGAGAGTTGAACCTCCATCTCAGGTGGCATCTCAGAGCCAAGGGGCGGTATAGAAATACCCATAGCCATCTCAATCTGGTTGCGGTACTCAAAGCCTAGGTGCTCTGCAATATGCGCCTCCATAGCAGCCATGATGGCGTTCGCTTGTGGCGACTGACCAACCAACTGACGGATCTTCGGGTCTTTAACAGCAGATGTATGTACCTTGATATGTGCCTCATGATCTTGCTCGATGAACGCCTTAACAGGCTTGCCCTGTAGAACCAGCGCATTCTCAGACACAGGATCACGATACGGGACATTGTCCTTATCTGGCACGATCTTATCGGCATTCTCTAGCCCGATCATTCTCACCATGCTGCGGTGCAAGAACGGTATGTCATAGATGTCAGGACGCTGTTGGGACAACTGCATCACAGCTTGATACTGCAACAGCCTTTGCGAGAACGTAGAGGCGTTCGGATCAGACACAGGAATAATATCTACCCGCTCGAAGTCCTCCATCTTCACCATCCGACTGGGGTCCACGTTGTACTCGTACTGTGCGGGTGGTGTCTCCGATATGATCTGTTTTAACAGACCAAACTCTTTCTTGAGCGTAGCGTGCATGCGAGCCTGTACGGCAGACATGATCTTGAGCATCCGCTCTAATACGGCAAGAGTTGTACCTACTGGAGTGTTCTGGTCAACGTCGGCAATCTTCAAATCTGCAACCGCCGCCATGCTACGACCTTGTTCAACGATCTTATCAAACAGAGCTAAGAGGGTCTGGCTAGGTTCTTTATAGGGCAAGAACGCAATGTTTTCTTGGATCTTACCGCTTGGCAGGTCCACATCTCTAAACTCGCCCGGCATGATCGGAGTCTCGTCTCCCTTAATCCTCATACCCCGGGTCTTTAAACCGCCGGGCAAGTTAGCCAATGTACCCGCATCAATTAACTGACGCAGGAGTGATGTTGCGCTCTTCGCATGTCCACCAATTAAGTGGATCAGTCCGTATGAATAGAACCCAAACCCAGGTACATAGTCATACTTGACGTAGTGCATACGGCGTGTGTAGGTCTCGTCCTCTTCATCCCAGTTGCGATAGATAGACAGGATCTTGCCGGTGTACTTCTCAATAGTTACTACATACGGAATCTCAATCTCACCCTCTGCACGGTAGGGGTCGGTCTCAATGTCGAGGTTGACGTTCATCTCCAGCAAGAGATAGCGGTCGTCTTTGACAATGTCAATTCCTTGAGCTTCTGCCTCGTTCTTCTTGACGTCGTCGATAGTTAACTCAGGTGGATCTTCTAAGTCAATGTCTCGATAGAACCCAGCAACCATCAATTTGCGAATCTCGTTCTTGGTCTTACGCATCACATGCGTAAACCGCTCACATGACTCTAAGTCTGAGGCTCCGTATGGGGCAACAAAGTCATCTGCCGCTACAAACATCGCTTCAGGGCGCTTTAAGAACTCGTCGTAGTAGATCTTTTTAAACGCTGAACCCGTTAAAGGTAGTGACCACAGCATCCGCTCATGCTCACTGCGGTAGTTAAACATCTTTTCGGTCAGGACAAAGTTCATATAGTCCTTGACACGGTCTGCAGCCTTATCTGCAAACTTATCTTCCTTACCTATGATCTTAGTTTTGACTGGACCGCTAGGTGGGAAAGTCTCCATGATGGCTTCTGACTGAAAACGCACCGTTGCCTCGGTCAAAATAGGGTGAAATACCCCGCAAGCCCCAGGCCAAGGCTCTGTACGGTTCTCAATCTTAAGTCCCAAGAGGTCTAAACCTGTTTTGTAGGTCTGTTCCCAGTCTTTTCTAGAGCGTTTATCACTTTCAAAGCTATCAACTAGGTCTCCAGAAACGTCTTGGAGCTCCCCTTCAGTCATAAACTCTGCAAGATTGGAGTAAAAGTTCTCTAAACCTTCTTTTTCCTCTTCTGGCTCGCCAATTTGTACCTCTAAACCATCAATTCCAATGGTTACTTCCTTTGGATCTTCAATTTCAATGGTTACTGGAGGTGCTTGTTCGTCTACAAACCCCATTGGAGCTTGGTAAAGCGCTTTATCTATTGCCATTTTCTAGTTCCTTTGCTTTATTAAGCAGGTATTTGTTAATCTGTCGCACCCTTTGTCGGCGCTTGTACCATTTTCTCGGATTTTTTAGTGCTCGTACAGCACTAAACCATCTCCAACATGCGTAATCCCACAATCTTTTAGCGAGCGTTCTTTCATCAAACGCATCTTTCTTTAATACTCCCGTTATTTGAACCCATCTGCCCATTAATAGTAAGCCCTCGTTCTAACTTCAAAGGGTTTATCTTCCTCATCACTACCAATTCGAATGAAGCCACCTTGTCTAAAACGCAATAATGCCTGTGTGCTTGAGTCTACCAAGTCGTCATGTTCGCCCGCCGGGAACGCAGCAAATTCTTCAATGACTTCCTCAGCCCACCTAGTCTCCGGCGCCCAGATAATGCCCGACGCAAATAGATCCGATACTGCGTTAACCCTTGCAATCTTGTCGTTCCCACGGGAGGGAGTGTATTCCGTGACAGGGATACCCATAGCCCGTAACTCAAATACGAGGGGCGCTCCGGCTGCTTTAGCTTCAATAATACAGGCGTCCGGATTCCAGTCCTTATACTCCTCGACAGCCTTCTCTTTGAGTTCCGGGAACTCCAAGCGCTCTTTGTAAGCGTTGAGAAGTATGACGTTTGGCTGTTTGTATCCTGTGTCTTCATCTTCTCTGTAAAACACTCCCCATGTTGTACACGCTGAAAAGTCCGAGCGTGTGTTCTTTGTGAACGCT